ATAACCGTTACGACACAAAGCTGTCATTCTATTACAGCCAATTTGTTTAAAACCGTATTCAAATACATATTTTATACGATTTTTAGTACAAACTAAAGGGCTTTCTAATGCTAAATGCACCCAAATATTATTACCGTCGTAATCTGAAAATAAAAAACCACCTAAAATTTTGTCGTCTTCTACAAAACCAATGTAAGAAAACATATCACCAAGATCTGCTGATATGTATGCATTTTTTTTTATATAGTCACCTACACGTTTTTTCCATTTATCGTTTGTAACTACTTCAATCACTATGCGTTAATTTTTCTTTTTCTTCCGCCACCTAAAATAGTTTTTTGAACATTAGCTTCATCTTCTACTCCAGACGCACTTGTCATAATTGTTTGACCACCGTATCCAGAACCCATCAATTTTTGTCTTGTAGTTTTATCAGTAGGTTCAGGAGTTTGCGCAACTGGTGTTTGTACTGGTTGTACAACTGGCGGCTGACTTGGTGTTCCAAAAACTGCTCTTGCTATTGATCTTACTATTCCACCCATTATTTACTCCTATATTATTGTTTTCTTTTTTGGTTTTAACATTCCTAATTTTTGCATAGTACCATAAACGTATCTGTCTGTACGTTTTTTCCCGTAACCTTTTTTACGGGCTTGTTTTGCTAGTTTCATTTCCATTTCTTTTGGCATTATGCAAATACGTTAAAGTTAGAATCAGAATATATTTGAGTAGGTTCGTAATTTTTAACTCTTGCTTTTCTTAATGACATTACACAATATCTCATTGCAGAAATAATATCATCATTAGCAGGTACGATTTTACCATCCTTCCTGTGATACATTCTTAATTCTTCTAACAGTTTACTTTGATTTTTAAAGATTTTCAATCTCTTTGTTTGCATTCTTGTTAGCATTTCCATAACCCCTGCTTCAACGCTATTACCACCTGTGCCTTCTTTTTGCCCTATGCTTGGTGGATTACTAAAATGTTCTCTTGTCATATAAACGCCTTCTGCTCTATACTGTTCAGTTAAATTTTTACCAGATCCTTTATCAGCTTGTCTTCCGTCCATTGGCCATATTACAGGTATCCATTTACCTCTAGATTTAATTGCTGATGCGTGTACAGGTACAGTTTCTTGTCTTAAAGAATAACTATCATAAACATAAACTATATCACTATCTCTATCCCAAGAAATCCATACAGCCGCAGTTGGGTGATCCCATCCAAAATCTATTCCACATATTCTAGGCCAATGACTTGGCATCTCTATTGGATCGCAAATAATATCTTCTTCTGCTACAGGAAAAACTAATCCAGAACCTAATTGTGGTATTCCTTTTTCACGCATTTTTCTTTCGTGTGGTGGTAACGCTTGTAATATTTGATCTCTAACTTCTTTTGTCATATGTGGTGCATCATCCCATCCCGCAGTAAATAATGCTTGTCCATCTCTTAATTGGTTCATAAATTGCGCTACTGTTTCTGTCATACCGCTTTCTGGTGTAAATGTCATATAAACAATTCCACCTTTATCGGCTGTACGTGTTAATGATTGAGAATAAATACTTGGTGGTGGTTCTTCGTCTAGCCAAATTACATCAACGCTTTCCCCCATCCATTTTTCTTTACCCATTTCGTATGCTTTAAATCCTACTCTAGAATTTCCACCAGAAATATGTTTTACAACTATACTGTTTAATGCATTAGGCACACCAGCTTTTCTAATTGTATCTACTATGTATTGTAATGGTATAGATCCTGTTCCTTTAGCAGAAGGATCATCTGGTTGGCCGACAAGTTCTTTTTGACAAACATCCCTAGTGGTTTCATTAGAAACTCCCCCAGCCCAAGCACGAATTGGTCTGTTAAATCGTCTGCCTTCCCACCACGTTGGGTATCTACCCGTCACGTGGTATGCCATTTCCATAGCCCCGCAAAAGGACTTGCCGACCCTGTTTCCAGCCATCAACAATCGTTGTGAAGATTTATCATTATGAAATTTTATTTGATATTCATAAGGTTCATAATGAGCCATCCTATTAGTTGCCTTACGGCGTTCTAATTCTTTAGCAATTTCTACTGCTCTTTGTAACGTATCATTGTCCATTTTTAATAATATATTTTCTTCTTAATTTGCGAGGTGTAGTTAAAGCCCATATTTCTTCTTCGGTTAGTTCTAGTTTGTCATCAAAACCATAGTGTATCTTAGCAGTATGCTTAAATCTATCTACCAAGATATATCTATACACATAATTACCTTTTTTAAAATGTAAAATTGTTTTTAAATCCTTAATAGGTTTAACCATATATACAAATAACTCTTTTTTTCGCAACATTCAACACATTAACTTAGGTTAATATTAAATAATCCCAATCGCTGTGCGGATTAATCCATTGTAAAATGATACAAATATTTTTTTGGGGGGTAGGGGGTCTGTATTGGGGTCAGTTTCTACATATTTAGCTTCCACCGTGCTAGGCGTAGGCAGTAGAGGAAGATTAATGTGGGTCGTTATTATTTCTTTGAATAGAACAAGACCACATCACAAGCGCTAAGGCCTTGCCTTGCCTTGCGGGGCGTGTGTGTGTGTGGATAGATCGTTTATTCAGGCCTATTTCAAGCCAAGTGAATAGGATAGGGTAAGTGTCGTGCTATGTGTCTTATGCTTATGTGTGAGCAGATATGGAGGATTATGGGCTAGTTTATTGAACCAGAACCCCCGCCATCTTCGGTTGGTGTAATGATACGAATAGAGCCAAGTAAATGCTCTAATTCTTGCCTTAGTTCCTCATCTGTTTTCTTGCCTGTTATATCTTCAACCTTGTGAACAGTTTGGTATCCTGTTCTATCTAACAATGAATTGATTGCCCCAAGTTTTACGCTAGGACTTATCTTATCTTCTGATATTAAGGATTTAAGTTTATCAATGGCCATAGGCACAGCACTAGACAGTAGTTTTCTAGTAGCGTCATCTATTTCAATAGATAGTTTGTTTTTTAACTCATATCCTTGTTGTTCAGCAGTTTTTTCAGAATACCCCGCTTTGATTGCGCTTTGAGTAGCGTTGCCTGTTTGGCTAAAGTACTCAATAAAGCGTTTTTGTTGTTCTGTAAGGGTTCTAGTCATATTGAAACCATTTTAACCTAAAGCAGTTGACAATGCAATTTAATTATATTATTAACTTAGGTTAACTAAACGGAGGATAAATATATGAACCAAATATCAAGCGTTGAAAGACGTAAATTACTGTTAAAGGGTTGGAAACTTGTTCACCCTTACAGAAAAACACAAGACGAAATTGACTTGGAATGGGTCAATAAAATTAACAAAGTTAAGCAGAATAATAAAATTGCTATTCTTATATCATCAGACGAATTAGTTGAGGACTTTGAAGACGGTTCTAGACTTGTTCAAGCAAGTGGTAAAGCAATAGCTTATTTGATTGATGCTTCTTATTTTGCTTTTAAAAAATTTGTTGAGAGTGAGGGTAAATATGCTGATATGCCTTTTTCTGTCGCTATTGATAAACCCTCTAATCATTTCAAATTTATGGAGGCACAAAATGGTTAAAATGCGTATTAAAGGAATATTGTACACGGGTAAAACCGTGTACGACTGTTTATGCAAAGCAGTTAGAGAGCCAATTAATATTCACGCTAAAATGGTGGATGTTAACAAACTAATAAATCAAAAATCGTGGGAGGTAATAAAAAATGAGAACAAACATACAAATTAGGAATGAATGCTACAGAAACCTAAAAAATTGGATTAAGGAGGGTGATACAATTTACTATATTGTAAAACAAGTATCCTCTAGCGGTATGTATAGGCACATTGATTTTTATAAATTTGACGTTGTTGACGGCAAAATTGTTAAAAGTTGGTTGTCTTACAATATTGCAAAAGCATTAGATTATCCATTTAAAGAAAAAACCAATAGCGTTGGTGTTAGTGGTTGTGGAATGAATATGGCTTTTCACGTCATTAGCGAAATTGCTAGGTCTTTATTTGGTGATTATAAAAAACTTAAATATGAGGCACTTTAAAATGGTTAAGATTATTTTAATGACTTGCGGGGGCTTTGCCCTCGCATTTCTTGGTTGTGCTTTATCTTTATATGGTCAAAAAGAAATAGGACTATTGTTAGCCGTTGGTGGTGTAGCAATGTTCTTAACAGGTCTAGGGAGGTAAAAAAAATGTCAACAATGATGTTAATAGCAATAGGTATATTTGTTTTTGGTTTTGTTATTATGGCTTTGTGTGGAATACTTG